TTAACATTCAACCAGCAGTGGATTGCTGATACAACGGCTTCGGATGCTGTGGCTTATGTTATGGATGACCCCAATATTCTTTTCCAAATGCAATGTGACGGCACTGCCGCACAGACTGTTTTGGGAAGTAATTGCGCGGTTACCCAAACAGCAGGCTCTACTTCTATTGGTACCAGCAAGAATACTGTAGATATATCTACTACAGCTACAACCAACACGCTACCACTTCGTATCATCGATTTTGTCGATGGTCCGAACTCGGCTGTTGGGGATAGCTATACAGATGTTATCGTCAAGTTTAATGTTGGGCACCTTTACGTTAACACAACAGGACTATAAGGAGATTAGTAAATGGCTATTTCAAGAGCACAGCTACTAAAAGAACTTCTGCCGGGACTGAATGCGTTATTCGGATTAGAGTACGCCAAGTATGAGAATGAGCATGAAGACATTTATGAGACCGAATCTTCCGACAGATCGTTTGAAGAAGAAGTCAAATTAAGTGGCTTTAATGCTGCTCCAGTGAAAGATGAAGGGTCGGCTATCAGCTATGATAACGCCCAAGAATCATTCACGGCTCGTTACAACCACGAAACCATTGCAATGGGATTTGCGATTACTGAAGAAGCAATGGAAGATAATCTTTATGATTCTCTTTCTGCTCGCTACACGAAAGCACTTGCCAGAGCTATGGCTTACACGAAACAAGTGAAAGCTGTTAATCCATTTAACAATGGATTTAGCGGTGGTTCTTTTGATTCAGGTGATGGAGTTGACTTGTTCAGCACCTCTCACCCTCTTGTTTCTGGTGGAACTAATGCCAATACTCCTTCAACCCAAGCTGACCTTAACGAAACTTCTTTGGAAGCGGCTGTTATTACAGTAGCTGGGTGGACGGATGAGCGCGGTTTGCTTATAGCAGGCAAGCCTAGAAAGTTGATTATACCGCCTAACTTAATGTTTGTTGCTCAGAGGATATTGAAATCCGAACTTCGGGTTGCTACCGCTGATAACGACATTAATGCGATAAGATCAATGGGCACTATTCCTGACGGCTTTGCCGTTAATCATTATCTTACAGATACTGATGCGTGGTTTATAATGACCGATATTCCAAATGGGTTTAAACATTTTGTTAGAACCTCTATGGAAACAAGTATGGATGGTGACTTCGACACTGGAAATGTACGCTACAAATCAAGGGAACGCTATTCGTTTGGCGTTTCTGACCCTTTGGGAGCGTATGGTTCTTCAGGAGCTTAATGGAACCTGTGATGGGGGGGTTTCTTACTCAACCCCCATCAACCTTTCTAGGGTAACTTTACCTATCGACTGACCTAGCAGACTAAGCCAAAGACGATAGGCTTTTTTCGGGAGAAAAAATTATGGCAAATACAACTTTTAATGGTCCAGTCAGATCGGAGAATGGTTTTGAACAAATCAGTATCGCATCTGGCACAGGGGCTGTAACAACAAATCTGGACGTTGACTCCAGTGGAAATATAACCACGACTGGGTATGTTTCTGCTTATTCTAATGTCAGCAGCATTACGTCTGCTACCAAGTCAGTAGAATCAACCGATTCAGGTACAGTTTTTACCCTAAATAGAGCAGCAGGAATTGTGGTAACACTACCAACTGCCGTAGCAGGCTTAAACTACACCTTTATTGTTGGCACTACTTTCACAGGTGCAGGACAAATTACTGCGGATAATGCCAGTGACTTGTTATCTGGTTTTGCGTATGTATTCGATCCAGCAACTGCTACAGATAATAATACTTTCATCCCTGATGCGAGTGACGATGTTACCATTGATTTGGGATCAGCAGCACAGGGTTGGTTGGTAGGCGGAATAATTCGTCTGGTGGCAACCTCAGCAGCAGTATGG